AGTTTACGATAGATAATTATTCAGTTGATGTTATAGGTAAAAAATTAGAAGATTTACTAGATAACATGCCAGATGTTGATTATGATTACAATTTTGATTCTCAATCAACAGGTCAAGATATGGATGATTTTTTAGATCCTGGTGATAGAATAGCTGTCGTAATGCCTGGTTCCGCAATTGATGTTATTTATGTAAATTCTTTAATATCTAATTTAAAAAATAATTATCCAAATCATGATATTTATTTCTTTACTAATCCAGATTTCTTTGATTACATTGAATGTCATGAAAACATACATAAAGTATTACCATATGCACCAGAAATTGATGATCCAACTTTCTTAGAAGGTGCTGGTATACATAAAGGATATTTTGATATGGCCTTTTTCCCGCATTATTCAACACAAAGAAATGGTGGTTATATTCACAACGGAAAGGATAAATCGCAATTTAAATTATGTCACATTTAGTAGAAGTTTACGCAAAAGATTTGGGTGTTAAAATAGGAAAAGCCCAACTAATAAACCATTATTTTCCTATTGGCACTGATAACTATATAGTTATGAGTTCTCAGTCACCAATACAAAGTAATCAATATGATTATTGGGATGTTGTTTTTCATATTTTGAATCCTATTTTAAATAGAAACAAAATTAATGTAATTGATTTAACTAGTTTAGAAGCAACACCAAATCAAAAAAACTATATTATAAAAAATTCAAAAGGTTTTTTAGGTCACTTAGATCATTATTCTTTGATAGCCGATATATATAATATTCCAAATGTTTCAATCATAGGTAACACTTATCCAGAAACAAATAAACCAGAAAACGCTAAAGTTTTGGCTCCAGATTTTTCAGAAATAAAACCAAGCTTTTCAGCTAAAGAGGGTAAAAAAAGGATTAATGAAATTCTTCCAGAAATAATAGCTTCATATTTCTTAGAAAAAATAAATATTAAGACAAAAATTAATTTTAAAACAAAAAGAATTGGACATGAATTTCAAAATGAATTAGTAGAAGTAGTGCCAGATTTTTTTGCATACAGTCAAGAATTAGAGAACAAACCAATTAATATCAGAGCAGATTTGTGTTTTGATGAAATGAGCATCATGAATTGGTGCCAAATGTCTTATGTTAATTTATTTACAGACAAAATTTTAGATTTCAAAATAATAGAAAACTGTGAAAAATTGAAACAAGTTATTTTCTTACATAAAGGCAATCACTCAAAAGATGATATGCATAAATTTTTTAAAATTTTAAAAAAACGCAGAATCAACATTGTTATTGCTAATGAATCCGAAGATGATTTAAGCGATTTAAGATTAGAATTTTTTGAATATGCGGTATCTCCTTCAAGAGTAAAAAATGAAGATCCTAAAGCTACTAAATTTTTATCCAAAAAACGTTTCGTAACAAAAGAAAACGTTTATCCTTCAGAATCTTCCGCTAAAAGACTTGACAAATCTCATAAATTCGTATACGATGAAATTTCATCAAAAGAATTAGAAAATTTTTATTTATATGAGTAGTCCAGAAAAATTTAAAAGAAACGAGCATGGTCTTCTAGAATCAGTTGATTATGTTTTTAATAAAGATGGTTCGGTTAATTGGAGAGCCATGATTCCTTCAGAACATTTGTATCCAAACAAAGATTGGTTTGAGCGAAGAAAAATGCCCGTTCCAGATTCTATTGAGGGTCTTGATGATGGTCAGCTTTTAATTAAGTTGAGTGGTATCAAAGAGTTAGCTAAACTTCGTGGTTTCCACAATGTTACATATGATATTGTGGAGTCTTCAGATACTCGTGTTGTAGTCCAATGCATGATTAATTGGATAGAAAATTATGAAGGCGTCTATGCTTTTAGACCAACCTTTGCTTCAATAGCTAACGCTACTACGCACAATACAAACGGTTTTGCCGCAAAGTTTTTAGAATGTATTGCTGAGAATCGTGCTTTTGTGCGTTGTGTTCGTAACTTTTTAAACATTCATATCGTTGGTGCAGATGAAATAGACAGTTCTAAAGATAAAACTCCAATTGAAACACCTACAGAATCAGCCGATATTAGCCCTCAAGGCATCTTAGCTAAGAACCTTAAGGAAAAGATGGGTGTAAGCACTTTCGATAGCTTTAAGGACTGGTTACGAGCTTTGTATAAAGAAGGTAAATATGACGGAGACACAGAGCAAGTTAAAACTTGGGCTTCCTTCAAAGATATTCCAGCAAAAGATTGTCGCAAACTACTTAAGTTGTTGTAGTCTTAAAGCAAGCGGTATCAATAATATTGCTACCTTTCATTAAATCAAATTTAATATCAAACGAGTCAAAATATCCTCCAAATGCGAGGATATTTTTTGCTTCGGTAAATACAAAACTATCTGAATTGTATCCCGTTTTTACTGTTTCAAATTCTCCGCTATTAGATGCATATATGTTATAAGTGTAATCAGAATTATTGATTGTAATGTTTTCATTTTTTTTGTTTACTAAAGATAAACTGTATTCGCAATCATCAGATACTGAATTACCAGATCCTAAACCACTTCCATTATTTCTTTCGTAAACAGAGAATGTATTATTTTTTAGTTCTATATTTTTAATTAAATCTTTAATATAAACCTGTTTGTTTCCAAGAATTGTAAATTCTGCTTGATAATTTTGACTTGATTCTGGATTTCTCAAAGCTGTTACGGTTAAAGAGTAAGTACCAGCTTTTAAATTTTCTATTTTAAAGTCTGTTGTATCGTCGCTCTCTTTCAAAAATTCTTTTTGAAAATATGGGCCAGACATATTTTTTCTGAATACTGTGACCCTATAAGATGTTTCGTTACTTCCTGCCGCTTTTGTAATTACTCCAGTGATCGAAGTGGATGAATCTGGCTCTATTTTTGATCCAGTTTCAACAGTTGGAGCGGATGGTCTGTTGATAGTGTGTTCTGGTATTCCAATATTATAATTATTTTCAACAATATCGAAGTCTTCAGCTTCAATCATATTGAATTTATTTCTTTCATATTGTAATCCTTGTATTTCGAATCTGTTTTTGTCTACTTCAGTTTTCTTAACTATTTTGTATTCTGTAGTAATATTTGTATTTAATTCTATATTTGCATAAGTGCCTGTTCTTATTGTTTCTACTTCTGTAAGTGACGAGCCAAGTCCAAGAAAAATGCCGCTAGAGTCTCTTTGTATTGATGTTATATAGTGTCTTGTTATTTGTTCGTAATCCATTTGCTCTATTTGCTCAATTGGCAATACTCCACTATAACGTCCAGTTAGAAAATCATCTTGATTGGTGAAATCATTTAACTGATTAAAATTAACTATATCATATAAGCTAGATAACTCTTGTTGTTGCTTGAAATTGTAAGTGTGTAAACCGCCTTCACTTGATCCTGTTTTAATTGATCCAGTATTAATTATATCTTCTATATATACTCCAGTTGGAATTCGTGTGACTCCTAAAATTTTCGCATATGAAATTTCAAAATGTTTTAAATCATCATCCACTCTAATAACATCGCCAGGTTCTAAAAGCATAGCTTCGTTACCACACTGAAATTGGCAAATTTCTGTTTCAAGTTTATTACTTAATAAAACGTATTTTCCTAATCTACGAGCTTGAGATTTAGAAGTACAGCCAATACCATTATTAGCTTTTGTTATAATTCCATATTTTCTAATTCTTTCTTCATCTTCTACATATTCTGATTTTTGTATATAATCATTTTTAGCATCTGCATAAAAAACCTCTACTCTAGTAAATCTTGCGGTTGATGCAACATCTGCATAATTAAACAATCCATCATATACATTGTGATTATTAAATATTGCCGCTACATCCTTTTCCTTATCCATTGAAAAAGAAAGAGAAGCTCCATCCCAAAAAGATATTCCTCTGAATACCGAGGCTATATTAGACAAAACTTCAAATGCGTTTTTATTCTCACTAATTTTAAGGTTGCAAGAAAATCTTGGTTCTAAACCAATTTGAGAATCTGGTACACCATCAAAATTACCTTCTGAATCTACTGCATCACAATGACGAGCAAATTCAAACAATTTAAATATATTGATGTCCTCTCTATCATCTAGAGCATTTCCCACTCCATATATAGGATTAATCATTAAATCATATAAAATCCAAGCTGGATTATCTGTCCACCCAAGTTTAAATGTTCCATCCCAATGTCCGTTATATATTAATTCTTTATTTCTACCAAAATCAAAATCATTATCTGCAACTACAGTATTATAAGTTCCAATTAATTGTGCATGGTCGCCATTAATTCTATCGAATAATACTTTTCCAAATCTAATGGTTTCTTTGATCGTGCCGTCGTATTTATTTATTAATTGATTGTTTTTCTGTATTTTTAAGTCTACTATTTTAGAGCCACTTGCTATTTGATTTTCATTAATGCTTGCCCCAATAAACAAACTTTTACCGTCTGTTGGATCAATATCTGTGTTAAAAGTTCTGGAATAAAACGAGGCGTCTCCACCATATGAATTACCATCAGTTAAATTGTTTACTTTTAAAGTTGCTTTATTCACATCCAATTCAGCTTTAAACTCTAAAACCGTTTCTAATCCAATCAAGGAAGGTATATTTACTAAATTAGTAAAAGTAGTTTGCGGCCCATTAGTGGCATCGCCACTCGTACCAAAGAAAAATATACCATTAGATTGAACTTGAAAATTCAATTGATGATAAAAACTGTCACTTCCTGTGTTTGTTTGAAATATAACATCCGTTGTACCAGGATCGTTATTAACAGAAAATTTACCACTCAGTGTTAATGTGTCGTCTTGTCCACAAGAAATTTTTGTAGGACTTTCAAAATAACTTCCACTATTAAATTCATATATACTTCTTTTTCCATAATTAGAAGAAGAATCGATAAATCTCTTATCAGATCCATCACCTCTTAAAGGATTGTAATTTGAAGGTATTAAAACTTTTTTAAATCTTGCATCAAAAGCTCTAGTTGGTTGTCTAGCAAATGTTCTTGCGTCAAATGTAGATGCGGCTAAATTTGCAAATGGATAACTAAAATCTTCACCAACAATTTCGGTTACATAAGATAAACTAATCTCTCTAGCTATCAAAGTAGAATCAGTTTCATAACTTAATTTTGTAACCGTTAAAGTTCTTTCGACTTCTTTCCATGAATCATCTGGAAAAATTAATTCTCCAGAAAGCGATCCATCTCTATCCAATATCTCTTGAGTTAAATCTGTAATATCATCTGGCGTATATCTCAAATCTTTTAATTCGCTATTTTTAGGTAAATCTGGTATATCAGAAAATGTTTTTAGATATATTGTTGTAGCTATTCCTTGTACTGTTTTTTTTATACTTTTTCCTTTTCTTCCTAGAACTACATCCCTTAAACTGTTTCCATTAAGAGTTAATTCATTGAGTCCAGTATGATCTGTACTATTTTGACCAAACGCATTTTCTCCTGTATGACCAGCCTTGCCATCAAAATTTAAATCTATAGCAAAAGCAACTGTCGCAGATTTCTGTTCGCCAGCATCATCTCCGGTCGCAATCGTATCAAATAACTGCTCTATAGCAATTGTCGGATAACATTTTTTAACATCTATTCTTTTTATTCTGTGGGTATAAGGATAAGGTTCATGATCTAATGGTAAATTTTGTCTCCAACTAGAAAAATCTCCACCACCCCTAATGTCTTTATAACCTTGTCCTTCTCCTTGCGCAGCGTCATCTCTTTCAGTTGCTAATGGCCCCAATAACATTTTTTTAACGTCAAAATCTTGAGCCGCTTCTTGATATCCTTCCATAAAAGGTTGAAATTCATAACCTTTTCTAAAATCAAAAGCAAAATTTGTATAATTATATTGCGAATTTAAATCACTAATAATGCCAATATTAAAATCAGTTCCATCTATTTCTCCAATTTCTGGATACACTTGTTTTCTTGATACATTATCTAAGCTTAAAAGTTGACTTGAATTATCATAAACAAAAACATCATATCCGCCATCTTGACCACTTCCAATTACTCCAGTTATATCTGCATCGTTTGTAGCCACAAAAAACTTACCAGTATCAAAAACCCCAGCATCTCCAGTAGCTATGGCATTACCTATGTAGAAGAAAGCAATACCTCCTCCAGCTAGTCCAGATGTTCTAAATTTAAATGCGCCACCAAATATTTCAATTGTATTATTAGCACTTGCGTACCCACCTGGCAAATCATTATTGAACAAAGGATAATGATAAAAAAGAGAAGCTGGAACTTCCACACTATCGTCTGAGTCTGTTAATATTACTCTTTTTTCTTCAGTCTCGTTAAAATAAATATCCGGTTCAAATCTAGTAACATTATAAGACCTTACTGAAAAATTATCAAAATTAGCGGATTTTGTTCTTGCAAAAAGATTAGTTCCAAAAGCTTCATCTATATTAAATTGAATCAATCCAAATTGTCCCAAATATCCACTATTTTCTTCTATAAAATCTAATATATCTTGTCTTTCTGATTCTAGCTCACCTGTTTTCAAAAAGTGCAAATACTCGTTATTTCCATTTAAGCCAGAATGTAATGCCAAATTATTTTTAATATTGTCTAAAGCTTCGTTCATGGATCCAGTTGTTAATCTATCAATTAATTGGACTGAATTAAACTTTAACCCAGTTAAACTTTCTCCAGATATAGGCGCTAGATCATCTGGTTCTTTTACCCTTGTGTCATCTAAAAATACCCCTTCTAGTAAATTAATACCTTCTGCTCTTTTACCATTTTGCTTAACTAATCCGTCTATTGGGCCTTCGCCCAACATATCTATAATAGCCATAGAGGCAGAGGATTGTAATGCGGGCGTTCCTTGTGCTGGTGGCGTCAAAGTCGCTCTTCCCTTAATACCTCTGAATCTACGTTTCATCTTATAATTTACACTCTTTTACAAACTCTACCTCAGCTTCGTCTAAAATTCTTGCGTTTTTAATTATTTTTAAATTTAAAAAAAAATTTTCCTTTATATATTTACTGACGTGTTTGTCTTTCACGCAAATTAACATATCATCTGTTTTTTTAAATTCTTTTTTAATTATTTTTTTATTTTCATCAAGTAAATCTATAACTGCATAAAAATTAGGAAAAGACATTTCTTTAAAATATTTATATGTACCCAAGTCAAATAAAGTAAATTTAAACCAATTTCTCTTATCTCTTTTAATTTTTATTTTTTTTAAGTCAGATTGATATATTTCCAAACAATTTGGCGATAGAATAGTTCCTATTTTTACATTATGCTTTGTATTTGGGGGAATTACTTTAACAAAATTTGTTATCATCTTCTTTCAGATTGGACAGTTAATTTATAATTACCATATGAATCTAATTCTGTTATAAACCCGCTGGTGACTATAAAATTATTTTCTATTTCAGTTCCTTTTAAAACTCGTTTTTGATTTCTTCTTCCGTTTGGATACACTACGCTTATTAAATACGCATCTTCATTTCCTTGTGGATCTCCAGAAATTTTAAAATTAATTATGTTTTCACTTTCTAAATATTCCGAGGTTGTAGTAAAACCAGATGGTTCTGTTATTTTATTTACAGCGCTTTCTGGTATACCTATATTATAACCAGTAAATTGATATTTAAAGTCGAAATCTTGTGTTTCTATGGCTTCAAATTTTCCAGTATCATGAAAAACCCCCATTACGGAATATAAATTATTCTCTTCATGATCAATTGCCATGGTTTTATACAATTGGGGTTGTGTATTTTTTAATCTAAAAGAAGCGTAAGATCCAGATTCTATTTTATCTAAATTTGCGTTGTTATAATCTTCAAATACCCCATAATTTAAATCCTCATAATCAATACTTGTGTCTTTTCTTAGTATAGCTCTTTTTCCTATTGGTAATGGTATTAAACCAGTCAAATTTCCATCTTCTCCAGTTCTATCTTGGTAGCCAGTGCTTCCATGTGTTGCTGATGTCCAATCCATTACTAATTTTGCCCTACCAGTATACGAATCTTCATCTATTACAAATTCAGCACCAACTTTTACATTTTCAGAGTCAAATCCAGTTGTGTCACTTAAGATAAATTGTGTAGTTTTAGCCCTATCTATACCAGATGGAACTGGTCCACCTGTCAGAAAATCAAAAAGACCATTCACAAAGCCCTCAATATAACCGTGAAAAAAACCTGGGAAGAAATATATTCCAGTTATTTCTGTTTTTGTTATATTAGAATTACTATCGTCGTAAAAATTAAATTGATTAAATCCATTTTGAAAATCAAATACTTCTGAATCGTCAATTTGATTAGCAAAATCAAACAATGTATTTTGCGCTATACCCCCGTTGTATTTATTTTTGTAAGCAGAGTGTGCTTGAAGTTCTGGATTTCCTTGAATAGCGCCAATAAAAGTTCCGTCACCTTGTTCTAAAAGCGCAAAACCAGTGCCACTTCCTGCAAGTGCAAAACCTTCAAACCTTCTTACATAACTACCAATATTACTAATATTAAAGGAATCTATTGATCCTGTAGCACCTGTAATTCCAAGGCCAAATGCACCATTTGTTAGCGGACTTTCTAAATCTGTATTAGGGCCAATTGGGTTTCTAGGATAAGGTACATCTCCTTTTGCCATAAATTTAATTTCAAAAAAGTTCCAAGCATCTTGTCCATCAATTGAATTTTCTTCAAAAAGGTGAAACCTCGTTCTATTAGGTGGGCCTCCATCAGTATTTATACCACTGATTCTAAGAGATGTGTATCCATTTTTAAATAATGATGTTTCTAAATTTAATTTTATACCATCTGTTTCTTCTGTCATTCCAGTAATTACAAATTCTTTAATAGAAGTTTTATTATATTTATCTAATTCAGTTTCTGTAATTTTTCCACCAGTTGATATTGTATTGTAAAGATCTTTTTTAGTTGTTTGACCAGTTGGTAAATAAACACTTATCGGGTTTTCAACACCAGTTAAAATAATTCCAGTGTTAAATGTTTTTTCTACTGTAATTGTTTCTTGACTATTATTCGAACCAACAACCCTAGAAGCTGTTACTTCAAAATTTTTAATTTCATCTTCAACCTTAAATATATCCCCAATATTTAAAAGCAATGCTTGGGGATCGGTTTTAAATTTAACTATTTCTGTTTCATTTTTGTTTGTATAAAGAAGATATCTGCCAAGTCTTCTAGCTTGACTTCTGGAAGTTGTCCCTCTTGCATTGAATGTTTTTCTTATTATTCCATTTTTTCTTATACCCTCTTCGTCTTCAACAATTTCCGTTTTTATTCTGTAATCATTATCTTTATCCACGAACTGCACTTCTACCGTATTAAATCTAGAATTTTTTAAAGTATCTTCGTATTGAAAGAAGCCATCAAAAACATTTTGATTATTAAACAAAGCTGAAACATCTTTGGGTTGATCTGCAAAAAAGTTTATTGTTCCATTGGACCAATAAGCCATACCATTAAATACTGCAGCTATAGAGTTAATTGTTTGAAAAGCATTTTCTTTTGCGTCTAGTAGTATATTACAAGCAAATCTTGGCTCCAAACCCCCTTTTCCATTTGGAACTCCAACAAATCTTCCTTCGGAATCCACAGCGTCACAATATCTTCCTATTTTATATAAATTAAATATATCTATATCTTCTAGATCATCTAATCTGCTGGCTATACCATATCTATCATTTGTTAGTAAATCATATAAAACCCAAGCAGGGTTATCAGTCCATGCTAATTTAAAGGAACCATCCCAATCGCCTATGTAAACGTGCCTATATGCTTCTTGGCCGTTTACGTAATTATATTTTTTGTCAGATAGTGTGTCTATATACCTTTTATCTTTGCCCAAAGAATTCAACGGGAAATAATTTGATGGAACTAAAACCTTTTTTAACCTTAAATTGTAAGTTCTTGTTGGTATGTTATTAAAAGTTCTTGCATCCGTTTGAAATTTCACAACAGCAGAGCTGGGGTAAGAAAAATCACAATCAACAATTTCAGAAACTTTAAAAACCGATACAGACCTAGCTATCAAAGTAGAATCAGTTTCAAAATCTAATTTTTTAAATTTTATATATCTAGGATGTTTTTCATTTAAACTTGTGGTAGTTTCTCCCTCAAAACTACCGATTATTTCAGAATATTTTGGCAAAGTAAATTCTTGATCTACCGCATATTGATTTGATACGGAACCTTCATAAGTTTGTGTAGTTTTGGTTGGTGTAAAAATACTTTGATCTAAGCCTTCAAAACCTAATTCTACTTCAATATTTAATTGGGCTTTACTTCTATTTACTTGTACGTTAAATGGATCTTCGTCGAAAATTTCAGTACTAAACAAAGCATCTATTAAAAAACCACCAATTACAGAATCCACTTCTTTCCTATAAATAACGTGCTTGACAACATTATCGTCCGAATCTAAAGGTGTTTCTGCTAACCAGTTAGAATAATTTCTTCCAAATCTAGCGTCTTCACTCGCTGTGCCCTCTGAGGCCCCGTATTTTATTCTTCCTTGTTCGTCTAAATTTGTTTCAATTAAATATCCGCTTCCACTAACCAAAGAATCTGTCATAAGTGGATGCGCTCCATTTGGTTTATGATAAAATCCAGTTACACTTTCATACGAATCACTAGAGCCAGAAACTCTAAAATCTAATTTAAACTCATATAGACCACCTCCATTTTCTGCTATATATCTAATTGGATAATAAACTCCACCAGCCAAACCAGTATAACCAATCACTTGATCTGGATGAAAAGCAGTTACTAAATAATTATTATCATTAAATTTACCAGATTCAGCAGATTCTCCAATCCATACTTTCGATCGGTCATCACTATTTAATCTAAATTCATAATTTGATGTATTCTCTACGTATATAAAGCCGGCAACTTCTATAGTGAAAGTTGTGTCATTTGAAATTAAACTATCATCTGGATAAAAAATATTATCTCTTACCCAACGAAGTTGAACTGTATTGTTTGATATATCGTTTATGAAATCCGAAACCGTCTCATCCCATTGCCCATCAAATTGAACCCCACTAATTCCCGTTACGAGTGTATTATCTGGGTCAAAATAACCTTCAACACTTTTTCCAGTTAAATATGTTGAACCATAAGTTTGATTTGGATTATATGGCCCAACTAAATTTTTCTGCACAAAAAAATCTGTAATTGATTTAGTTTTAAGAGGGTCTTGTTGTTCTTGGCCATTTCTAAATTCAACAGAAACATTTGAGAAATTAGCGATTCCTCCAATTTTACTAGCCCCTTTTATATTACTTTCTACACCATAAGCTTGCGGTGTTACAAAATTATCGGCATCTGTAAAAAATTGAGCACCAAATATAGGTCGATTATTATTATTGCTACTAGCATTACTTCCTCCATCATTATCCTCTCCAAGGTACCAATCAGTTAGTTGATTAGCAGCCCTATCAACTATATTAAATAATTGCCTTGAGCTGGGCAGTTCATTTCTTTGTTCTACAGTTAACCCAAGTGTTCTTTGTAATATTTCAGAGTTTGCTAAATTACTAGTATTGTTTCCGACGTTCAAGTATCTAAATACTTGGCCTTTTAGTCTAATTCCTGCGCTAAGAACAACCTCTTCAAATGTTGGTAATACTGTAAGGTTGGATCCAGATAGCATTGCTTTTTCACGTGAATGAGATGGCCTTGGGTAATCTGCTGAACTTGCGTGTAAAAAAGTGCTTTTTAAAAATGTTCCATTAACTGGAAGATGTGGAAATTCCTCATCTTCGTTTGGTAACCCAATAGCGTCCTCCTTAAATGAATCCAATAGACCAGTAGCATCACTCCAAAGAGTTCCTGTTCTTTCGTCAAAATACTCTGAATCAGATAATCCGGTAAATCCAGTATAACTATAAAAAACCCCATTAAAGTGATCGTTCCAATGAAATTGGTTTTTAAGATTACTATATGCGTAACCGTATCGTGTTAAATCTAATAAACCCTCTGTGTCGGTATCAAACTGTCTAACTTTTACTCTTCGTCCCCAAGAAAGACCTGCCCAATAATCTTTACTACCCAATTCTCTACCTGCATGATAAAACTGTATACATATAGGCACCATTTGTCCAGAACGTAGACCACTCAATTCTACAAATTGTTGATCTCTAAGTATGACATCGTCGTCGCCGTAATCTCTTATATCGGGTCTACCGTCAAGGATACCGTATCGCCTAGGGTTAATGGGGGCGCTAACGTTACGATCACCTGTGGTTGCCTTTTGACCAGTCCACACATATAAAACATCTTGAGTATGCGTTCCTTGATTATTCGGATTTACAAATATATGGTTATAATCTTGACCTAGGGTAGGATTATGAGTTGAAATTACATAATGACCACTAACCGGAGCTCTAAAAAAACCAATAGCCTCTATAAAAAATTTGGGTGTAGTCTTGAAAGGGACTTTATAATATTCGTTATCATTTGCAAAATTGAAATTATTTATCATTCCCTTGTTATAACCACTTCGCAAGCTTCCCGGAGGATGGCCGATTCCAGGCCAAAAATCTTCAAGTCCTGTCCCTATTGCCTTTAATCCGCTAGTTCTCGTTGCATTGTCGAGCTCGTATGGCTCATCACCCCCTTGTAGACTACCCTCTACATAATCAGCAAAAATTCTACATGTCAAACCTGTTGTAAATCCATTTTCTACAAACAAAAGATCATTTGGACTTGCTATTATATCATCTTCAACTAGTTCAAAAACATCATAACTTAAATCTACTCCACTTTGAATTTTGTTTCGTCTTGTTTGACTAGAGTCTCCGCTTGTCACAACTATTCTGTTTAAATCCGGATCACCGCTATCATCACAAGCTTCATAATTTGGTCCTAAATAAACAGGCCACTTATAAATACCAGCCATTTTGGAACTTTTAGCTGGTGAGTTTTGTATGCTACGGGTCTGACTTCTGTCCGAAGCAATTTCGGGGAATTCACCCTGTCTTCCTCTGCTCCCCAAAGGCCAAAATTTTACCTCTCTTACTATAGATTCTGACAATGACACACTATTTAGATTTCTAAAATTTTCAAAATTTGTTAAAACACCTACCGATTCTTTTTCACCCCCTTGAGCAAAGGGTAAAAATAAATCAATACCTTGCGGTCTCTTTTTAATGTTTTGAGTATTACTAACGGAGGAATTGGTATCGCCAACTGCATTCATTAAATCTGATAAAGCGTTTAAGGAAAAATTAAATTCTGAATTTCCTGCTAAACCTGCATAATAATTAAAAACTTCTATCCAAATGTTTAAATAGCGATCACTATAATTTCTCATTTCATTTGAAAGCTGCACGGGTTCAACAAAAACATCGATTAAGGGAATTTTTGAAGCGTCAAAAAGAAAATAACCGTAATTTTTCTTAGTTTCATAAATTCCAGTAATAAAGTTTTTCATTCTGGTTAGTTTTTCAAAAACAGGTTCTTTAAATCCTTCAGCTTCTTTTCTTGTTGGATCAAGTGAATATTCAAATCTTTCATAACATCTAGCTCCATCTACTCCACTATTCCAACTAGTGCCAGGTAATCTTACAGCTCTATCAGCGTAAGCGGTCAGATTGTTCCAATTCGTATTATTCACACCACCACTTCTTAAACTAATTATATTTTGAAAAAAAGCTCTTTTACAAAAACACTCAGTAATTCTTCCCAGTGAATCAATTTCACTTTCATACGCTACATTTGCTATAAATCTAACAGGTCTTTCAAAAGAATATGTATTAAAAAAAGGAGTTGATGGCATACCACCATTACTAGGTAAATCTAAAACTTGATCTTGCCCAAATATAGATTGTATTACAACAGGTGAACGTGTGTATCCTGCACCAGAATTTTTACCTACAGTATTAGCTGCATCTAAAAAAAATGATGGATCCCCGAGAAAGTTGGTTGTATCTGGTTCTGGCGAATTAAAATAGACATAATAACTTCTTGCTTCTGTATTATTTATGTCACTTAGAGCTTGGTTATAGTCTATTTTAAAAGCAGTTTTATGAGCTCGAGCAGGCTTTGCGGTTATATCTGGCAGAAGTAATTGTGGGTCAGTTATTGTTTCTTTGTCATTATATATACTATCAATGTAACCAGAATATTCGTCTAGAATTTCTACTTGCTTACCAGTTGCATCAAGAAAACAACCTAAAAAAGCATTATTATTCCCACCACTATAAAAATGAGCTGAAAATCTTTTTGAAAGCGATGACTCTAACACCACGGTGCCATCTAAATAACTACCCCTTAATGGATTACAAGGTCTTCCATCTGGACTTACAAAACCCTCTATTGGGCCTTCTGATATTAAATCTATACTTTCTAAAGCGGCAAAAGAAGCCAAATTATCATTCGAATATGGTGGTGTTAATCTAGTGAATGTGTCACCTAGTGTATCAGCATTAGCTTGTATAACATTTGCTCTTGCTCTCGCTGCTGCCCTCTGTTCGTCTTTACTAGGACCATGACCAAAAGCAATCTTCTTTGACCTTTTTAATTTTGACTGTACGTAATCTTTCATCAATAACCTATAAAAGAATTTTTAATAGATGATCCAAAGCATTCTTGAATTTTTAAAAAAGTATTCGCTTTTGTATTTTCATATTGCCTGTTTTGTATTGCGTCTGTTGATAAATCATAAGTAGTTATCGACGTTCCCACTAAATAAGTTCCAACTTTTAATCTTCCGTAAACGATGGGGATTGTTCTACCTTGGGCAGCTATATTTTGGGGATTAGAAAACATAAATGAAGCATTGCTAACAGAGGATTCAATGTCTCTAGATCTTGGTTCATTTTCGGGTATATCTGTCATTAGATAAATAATTCCAGCAATGATTAAACCAACACCTAAAGTAATAAAGAAAACTCCAGCTACGAAACTAGTGGCCAGCAAACCTATTCCATACTGAACGGCAACAAATCCTAGAACAATAAGAAAAGGACCTTTGCCAATTATACAGGGAGCCATTTCAACAATTTTCATTTCTTGTTTTTGATGTAACTCTAAAGCATTTTTATTTTCACCAGAAACCAAAAATTCGTAATGAAACCCTTCTTTAGCTTGTTCTTTTAAATATTTTTTGAAATTGGGAAAACGAGTGCACATAGCATCTACTACATCCATCGGTTTGCGCACATTAGCAAATTCAAATTCTTTTCCATAAATTTTTGCTAGTTTACCATGTAAAATAATTTTTGTTTTCATTCTATTTCTATAAATCTATTCTCGGAAAGCATTTAATGTAGTAGCATTAACAATAGTCCCATCTCCTTGAGTAACATCTTTACGTAATTGAGATTCTTCTGGTCTCGCAATGATATCTTCCTTAAATTCTGGACTGCTATTTAAGTCGTTAGATGAAATTATAGTTTCTATAATTTTACTTCCAACTCTAAGAGTTCCATAACCTATGGGAACTGATGTGTTTTGACTTGCTAAATTATCTCTATTTGCAAAAAAGAAAGATTTAGAGCCCACTTGAGCAACAGCAACTTTTGGCTCTTCCTCTGGTATGCTTGTCATTAAATATTGAATACCAGCTATAACTAAATTAATAGCTAAAACCACAAAAAAAGTAACGGGATCTTTTCCAGCTAAAGAAGGAACGATTTCTATTTTTTTTATTTCTTTTTTCGATAAAACATCTTTTGAATTTTTTACTTCATTGTCATCTACGATAAATTCATAATTCATGCCCTCCATTGCGGATTTTTGAATATAACTTTTAAAACCTGGATAGTTTGCATCTATAGCCGATAAAGCATCTACAACTTTATTTATGTTTGTAAATTTATGCTCTTGTTTAAATTTTTTAGCTATCAAGCCATGC